GCTTACTGACCCACCCTCAACCCAACCCTCACTAATCACCTACTATGGCAACCCGCTCCAGCGCTCTCGCCGCGATTCAAGGCCTGACTAATTTTGCGTCCGGCTACGCGAACGACCGCATTGCTCAGAGCATCCTCGCGGATGCTTACTTCCTCACTGGCCAACCGATTCCTGCCGCGCTCAATTTTGAGTACGCGCAGTTTGATCGTGCGGACGGCATCACGATCCCTAACACGAAGACGGCGCTGAACGATCCCGTTGGCGCAATCCTCGCTTTCGGTGGCACGAAGGTGCAAGGCACGCTCGACTCTCACCGGGCAACTACTGACTGGTACGATGTCGGCCCTTCCATCACTGACGCTGACCTCTTGCTGCAACTGCAAGGCGGCGCGAAGATGGGGACGCAGGCCCTCGTCACCGGGCGCTTCCAGCGCATCCTCAACGCCGCTTCTACGGCTGCGGGCGCTGCTGCCCTCACCATCAACTCCACGACCTCACCGACTCAGGCCGTGAGCCAGATTCAGTCGGTTGTGCAGACGGTGCAAAAAGCGTGCGCGGGCTATTGCGACATCAACATCCTGTTTGGCGCTGGCGCGTTCCAGTTGTTCTCCAACGCTACCAACGTCCAAGGGCGTTTGAGCGGTGGTGCAACGAAGAACATCCCATCCACCCCAACGGAGCAGGACATTGCGCGACTGATCGGCTACAACGTGACCGTCAAAGTCACCAACGCCGTCTACAACTCGGCTGCGGTGGGTCAGACGGTCACGGGTGCGTTCCTGCTGGACAACAGTATCTACGTCGCTGCGGTTTCCCCAACCCCAAGCCGCGAAGATCCATCCGCCCTCAAAATCTTCGCCGGGTACGGTGACAACGCATTTACCCCGACCTACATCCGGCACGCCAACCCTCAATACGAGGCGACGACGTGGGGATGGAAAGAGCAGATTGTTGCGACGAACTCCGGCGCAATCAAGCTCATCGCAATCCAAGTCTAATCTGCGGCATGAGTCCCCGGCGGCGTGTGGTGCGCCGTCGGGGCAGGTCTTCACTTTCATCCTATGGCTTGGATCACGCTAACCGATAAAGACGCGGCTTCACGCTTTGCCATCTACGAATGGGAAGCGATGACCGCGACGGCGCGGGAGTCGGGCGTGGGTGACGTGATTCAGCGCAGCATTGACCGGGTGACGGCACGGGTGCGGTCCTACATCAGAAGCTGCCACCAGAACACGCTCGGGCCTGACGGAACCATTCCAGACGAACTCCACTCGGCAGCGGTTGCGTTGCTCATGGAGGACATTGCAACCAATCTCCCGGCATCTGGCGTCATCATGGATGAGGGGCGGCGCATGACAGTCAGCGAAGCCAAGTCTGAACTCAAAATGGTGGCCAAGTGCGAGCTACTGGTTGCGCTGCCGGAAACCACATCAACAGACTCCCCCGCCGTTGACGAAGGCGGGTACGGAGGCGAAGAATATATCGACTTTTCCGTCCTACGCTAACACATGGAAGCCCGCAAAATCGCCGTCAAGCTCCGCAGAGATCCACGCGAAACCGCAGAGAGGCACTCGCAGGCCAATCCGCTGACGCTGGAATGCACGCTGGCGAGCGGGGAGACGGTGACGGAGACAATGGACCTGCGGGCGGAATTGCACGCCGCGCAGACGCCGGCCACAACGCCGCTTGCGACGACGGCGACGGTGGTGATGGCGTCGGGATCATCGGACCGTGGGAGCTTGAGTTTTCCGGGGCGCAGATGAACCAGACGGTTCTCCCTGATTCCGCGGAGGATTTCTGGCTGGTCATCTACGCGACGAACGCCGCCGACGACCTCTTCACGCTGGGCAAAATCGCGCTGACCCTAACATTCGACAACATCAGCCAGACGACCCCACCACCACCGGAACCTCCGCTTTACGCGACATATGCGTTTCGGACGATTGCGGTGGCTGGTCAGTCCAGCGTGGTCGCGGAGACGGCTGAGGACACGTTGACACTGGTGGCTGGCACCAACGTCACGATCACCACAAACGCGGCGACGGACACGATCACAATCAGCGCCACGGGTGGAGGCGGGGGCGGAGGAGGAGACGTTACCGGACCCGCATCCTCGACCGACAACGCCATCACCCGGTTCGACGGCACCACAGGGAAGCTGCTCCAGAACAGCAGCGCCACGCTTTCAGACGTCGGCGGAATCGCAGCCGATACGCTGGCAATCTCCACCACTCCGACGGGCGCCGGTGGCACCGGGATTTTCAGATACGACACTGGCGAAAAAGTGCCGGAAGTCGGCATTGACGGCATCACGCTCAAGATCGGAGTACAGGAATACGTCAGAGTTTACAACGATACTGCGTCAACCATGGCAAAGGGTGCCGTCGTATATATCAGCGGCGCACAGGGGAACCGTGTGGCGGTCAAGCTGGCGGATGCGAGCAGCGAATCCACCAGCGCCGGGACCATCGGTATTGTCGCGCAGTCAATCACGGCAGGGGCGGAGGGATTTGTGCAGGTCAGCGGCCCGATGTACAACCTCAATACCATCGGACTGACGGCGGGGGCGTTGCTTTTCCTGTCCGAAACCGCAGGCGAATGGACGCAGACGGAACCAGCACCACCCGCGCACGGTGTGCGGCTTGCATACGTTGAGCGAGTCAGTGCCACCGTTGGAAGCGTTTACATCAAGGTCGATAACGGGTACGAACTGGGCGAACTCCACAACGTCAGCGACGGGGTGACGGGGGCGACGGCATTCCTCGTCAAGAACTCCGCAACGAACGTATGGGAGTCGAAAAACGCCAGTGATTCCCGGACAGCGATGGGCGCGGGCACCGGAAACGGCACCGTCACCACGGTTTCCGTCACCACGGCCAACGGGGTTTCCGGCACGGTTGCGAACGCGACGACGACGCCAGCGATCACGCTCACGCTCGGAGCCATCACGCCCACCAGCGTGAACGGCATCACGTTCAGCGGCAGCAGCACGCCAACGCTAGCGGTAACGGGAACGACAACGGTTTCTGGCACGAACACGGGCAACGTCACGCTGGCGGGGCAGAACTACCTTTCAATTACAGGGCAGGCCATTACCGCCGCGCAAATCAATCTGGCGTCGCACGTTACCGGAGACCTTCCGCTCGCCAATCTCGCGCAGGCGTCGGCGGCGTCTCGACTGCTCGGGCGAGGGTCGGCATCCGGCGCGGGTGACTATCAGGAAATCAGCCTAGGCAGCGGGCTTTCGATGTCGGGGACGACGCTTTCGGCTACCGCTACTGGCGGCGGGACCAACACCATCCTTCAATTCTTCCCACGGGACGCGGAGTTTCCGGCGACGGACTTTGCGACGATTGACACCCGGAATAATCACCCAGTTCTGGACTTTGACGCCAGCACGACGGAAACCGTTTTCTTCACCGGATTCATCCCGCAGGGCGCATCCTTCGCCACTTCGGGAACGGCACTCACTTTTGTCCTTGAGTCAACCGCCACTAGCGCAACCAGTGGAAACATCGGGTGGAACGTGGCGCTTGAGCGGATTGTGGCTGGAGGAATCGACATCGACGCTGACAATTTTGGGACGGCTCAACCCGGAAGCGCCGCAGTATCGGGGACATCCGGCATCGTCACCGAGGTTTCTGTTACATTCACGCTGGCTCAACTCCCATCACTTTTGGCCGCTGGCGACATGATCCGCGTCCGCGTCCAGCGCAACACATCCGTTTCTGGGGATCATACCGGAGACGCTGAACTGCTCGGAGTTTACGCCAACATGACACCGCAGATCCCATAACATGGCGTTTCTTTTCACAGCGGCATCCTCTCAATATCTGATCGGCGGATCTGCTCCGGTGACGGGCGACCCATGCACGATGGCGTGTTGGTACAGACCCACCGGGATTTCCGGGTCAACATTGGCAATATCGGTCGGCAGAAGTACAGGCAGCGCTCGCTACCAGTTATTTCAGGCGGGAGGAACATCGGTAAGCGCACAGAGGATTGATAACGCTGGCGCGACGCTGTCTTCGGCTTTGTCCACGACGATCAGCAACGGGGTCTGGTATCATTTTGCGGCGACGTTTGGAGCAAGCGGCGATCCAATCACTGTATGGGTCAATGGAGTTGCGGGGACTCCGGCGACCAATAGCGGCAGCGCAATAACATTTGATCGGATGCTGATCGGAACGCGCCTTTCCGGTGGAACACCAGGCGCATATGCCAACGGGGACATTGCAGAGGTAGGAGTTTGGAACGCAGTACTCACCGCCGACGAAATCGCCGGACTAGCCAAGGGATTCCCCTGCCGACTCGCCCGTCCATCCTCGCTCCAATTTTACTCCCGACTCATCCGAAACGCCATGGACATCCGGGGAGGGATTGCCCTGACAAATACCAACGGAGCCACCGTTTCCGACCACCCACGCATCATCTACCCATGCTGACTCATCCGCCCAAACCAGCCGATCCGGCAGCGCGTGCTGCTGTCAGGACGATATTCCAAGAGGTATCCTATGAGCTACAGCGGCGAATTGCGCTGCACCAGAACCTGTTTCAGAAGGTGTGGCATTCGACCGATTACACCCCGCAGGAGTTTTTCGATGAATGCGGGGCGCAAGGCGCGAAATTCCTAGCCATCGCGGGGGCAAACGTTGAACACATCGCGGCCCTCGCGGTCATCGACGGCAAGACAATCAACGACCTGATGGACCCAGCCGAGTACGTTCCGCCAGTCTCCTACAGCATCAACCAAGACGGATCAGTCACCCTCTCATAACATGCAGGAACTCAACTCAATCTTCACCACATTCGGAACTCCCGGCCTTTTGATGGCCAGCGTTTTTTACGTCGTGCGGGAGGTTAAGACCCAGTTTGATTCACGGGTCGGGGAACTCAAACTCCAATACGACAAACGGATTGAGGCACTCGAAAAAAGATCCCAAGACTGTGAGAAGGACCGGCTGGCGTTGAGGGACATGATTATCAAACGCACCGCGACCCCATGAAAGACGACGAGGACAGGATTGCGGTTGGGTGCTTCATTGCATCTGCCGCCGCCTTCCTCCTTGCGTTTCTGGTGATTGTAGAGCTAATTGTGAGATACCTGAATGGCTGAAAACAACGAAGATTTCCTGACTCAGTGCTTGCTCACGATGAAGGGCACGCTGGAAGCCGACGCGTATTTCTCGCCGACTAACGCAGCACCGATCCCGGTCGTCGTTGAGGTGAATCAGGACATCCAACAGGCAATTCAGATGGTGCAGATGCGGGGATTGCTCGTCACAATCGCCATGGAATCCGCGAACGCCACAGGCTCCGGCGGGTGCCTTTTCTCCAGCGTGCAATTCGTTGTCCGGGTGCTGGAGATGATCTCAGTGAACCGCTCCCCATCCGGCATCCAAGAAAACGGGCTGCGGGTGGCATCGAAGATTGCTGGAATACTCAACGGCACACCCGCGGCGAAGCGCGAGGACGGCAGTTCATTCGGTGGAGGCAGCTACCGATTCACAGGCATCACCCCCGCCATGATGAGCGGCCCAGACGGACTCCCCAACCCGCAAGGGAGAGCCTACCACGTCACATTCTCTATCCCACAGGGGACACTCAACACCTTCACCCGGCGGAACGGATCACCTCCCGCTGGCGCTCCTTAACCTCCACCCTCACAAATTATGTCTTGCGATTGCACAGTTATTTCCGGTCCCTGCCTCGTTGGATGGCGGGGTTATTGGTTCCGCTCAAAGGGCGATGTTGTCATCACCAAGGAAACCACGCTGACGCCCGTCACGGTTGACTCTGCCGGGGTCACGGATCAGCGGGTTAATCTGGTGAGGCACACCATTGGATTCACGCCGTCAGGGACAATCACTGACTTCACAAGTCTTTTTGCGGACTATGGGATTGTGTCCAACGAACGCCAACCCGGTCAGTCGCTCTTCAAATGGGCGAGCGCGGCAATCACGGCATACGCCACGGCGGACGCAGGCGCGGCAACGACCATCACAATCGCGTCAACTGCGGGAATGGTGGTCGGGCAGTACGTCACGATCAGCGGAAGTTCCACCGCTGGTTACAACGGATCATGGCGAATCGAAGCCGTCACCAGTTCCACTCAACTGAAACTCGGGGTGGCTTTCACTACCGACCCGACGACGGACGGCACGTTGTCTTATTCCGACACTTTGGTCATCCACCCGCTTTTCCAATCTGGCGGCACCGAGAAAATCATCACGTTCCAGAATGTGGCGTTGACAGGGATTCCAAACATCACGCTCAGCGCCACGGAAACGCCGCTGGGCGCTGTGACATTTACCGCCATCTACCATCGCAAACTTGATCCAGACGTTGTTGATGCGTTGCTGGATTACCGCACATGGACGGCTCCGATTTCCACCCAACTGGACGATTTCAACCCTGACAGTATTCTGACCACGCCGCCGCAGATGAGGTACGGGGCTGCATCCAATGACGCATGGACACCATGGGACCCGCTCGCTGCACCGTGGAATGATTTCTGCACTGCCGCGGGCGCAACAGTGAGCTTTTCGCTCGGCACCGCTGACCACGTTGTGGACAGCTGCGGACTCGTTGACATCAAATACACCGATTTGACAGTGACCGTCACGGCTCAACCAGTCGGGGAGTTGATGACTGACGAGGAGGTGCAAAAGGTATTGCGCCAGCAGGACATGGGGGGCGCAAACGAAGGACGCAAGCGGGGCGCATCCATGAAGGCGGCAACGCCGAACCAGCTCAAGCTGCTATCCGACAACGGCGACATCCCGATCGAGATCACCATCAATTCCACCGCCATTTCCGCAGCCGCCGCCAACTACGGAACGACCGCTCTCCGCAATGGGGATCTGGTCTGGCAAGGCTTGAGGACGTTTACGAGCGGTGTGAGGGATAACATCGTCGGAATCATCATCGATCCATAACCTGAATGCTGGTAACTTACACCCCAACCGGAGGCGGAACCGCGATCACCCTCGCAGGTTCCGCTTCCGATTGCTCGGACGACGTGCAAGGCTTCGCCGCCGCGTACCGGGACGCGGACAGCGTTGAAGACATTGTGGGGGCGGCATACCCGCAGACGTTCCGGCGGGGCAACAGGGCCGTTTCCGCGTCATTCCGCACGACGTGGCTTTACTCAACTGTTGACGCGGCGCAGACGGCGGCACTGGGCCTGCTGGATGAGTTTACAACTACGGGTGTCGTCACGTTCAAGGACTCAACGGCAACCACGAGGCTCACGCTGACAGGGGCGCTTGTCTCCATGTCCATCGAATCCATGCAGGGCTGCACCGTCGTTTACGCATACTCGATCACCGGATACATCGCATGAACGTCCCTCGCGCAGAGGAGTATTTTCGCGGCAAGCGGGTTCTCCCCACGGAACTCCGCACGCGGGAGTTTGCGCGGCTCCCGCTGTGGGTCAAAGAGCAGTCCTTTTTCATGGCGGGCGTGATGGATGCGGAATTGGCCGGCGCGTTTCAGCGTGCATCCCAAGCCGTCCTAGATGGCACGATGGGCGAGGCGGAAGCCACGCGGATCATTCGTGAGGGGATTACAAAGTCGGGATACAAACCCGAGCCCGGACAAGAGGGGACGATCAAAGACCTCACGACGGTTCACCGCCAACTCATCAACCTGCGAACCAACGTGGCGCTGGCGAATGGGTGGGTGGCGGATGCGCAGAGGCGGCAGGTATCCACGCTTTACCCTGCGATGAAGCTGGTACGCGGGCGCAATGCCAACGAGCCGCGATTGTGGATGGAGAAGCTATGGCCGGAAGCGGTGGCGGCATCCGGCAGCAAGGCGAAACCGGATCAGATGGCGGCGTTGCTGGATGATCCAATCTGGCTTTACCTTTCCGACTTCGGCGTGCCGTACACCCCGCTTAAATGGGGCAGCGGCATGACCCAGATTTCGCTCATCAAATCGAAGGCGCGGGATATGGGATTGCTCCCACCGAAAGGGAAAGTTCCGCCAGCAAAACCAGCTGGTTCACTCAACTCCACACTGGAAGTGGCGGCGGATCAAATCCCTCCAGAAAAGCGCAAGGAGACGCTGGAGAAGCTGGACGGGCTGGCGGTTTTCGTGAAGGACAAGTTGGTTTTCACCGACCCCAATGGCTCGCGCCCGTGGCCGGTTCCGGTACTCGCCAATCTCCTCCCTCGCGCCAATGTGGACGGCACCGAGAATTATCAGAAGCGGGCGCTTCGGGAATGGCAAAAGCTGGGCGGCGATGATGCCGCAATGAAGGCGATGGAGAAGGAATTTGCGGGAACGGACCTGCTGGACGATTGGGGTATGCTGGTGCGGCGAGTGACGGCAGGCGAACGGGCGCAGACGGTGACGGCGGTTGTTGACGCACTCGCCAATCTGGTGTCTCTTGTGCTGTGAATGTTTCGCTTTCCATCACAGGGCAACAGCCGATTCAGGGGCAGCTTGCGCAGTTTGCCGGACTGACTGGCGCGGAGGTTGCCGATAAGTCTAGGCCGGAAGTTCAAGACCTGACGAAAGAACACTTTGCCGTCTACGGCACATCCCACCCGAACAAATTCGGCGCAACCTCAACCGGGTACTGGCTCAAAGCGAGCAACGCCACCAACGCAACGACGACGGGCGACACGATCAATATATGGGTGCAGGAGACGGCGGGAAAGCTGGTCGGAGTTCGCCGCCACTACACCGGAGGCGGAACCATAAAGCCCAGCGGGCGAATCAGCGAAATCACCGGGAAGCCGATTCAGTACCTGACAATCCCCATCAACGGCGCGGCGCATGGAAAGACGGTCGCAATGATGCGGGCGCTGGGGGTTGACCTTTACCGTAAAGGCAGTGCGTTGTTCGCCAAGTCCGGCAACGCCCGATCCGATTCCGACGTTGCCATGTTCGCGCTCAAAAAGTCGATTGGCCCGCAGACTCCAAACCCGGCAATTATCCCGACGCCGCAGCAGTATTTCGAGACTGTCGCCCTCGTCGTCAAAAACCTCACCGACCCTGACTGATGGCTGACCAAAACCTGAACATCGGAATCAAGGTCACGTCGGACACGGCGGGCGCGAAGCAGGCGACTGCGGCAATCGACGGTGTGGACAAAGCCGTTGCCGACTTGGCAAAAACGGAGAAGGAAGCCACCAACATCAACGGAATGTATCTGGATTCGCTGGGGCGGATTCACGACGCATCCGGGAGATTTGTTAAGGTTTCAGCGGAGGAGCGCGAGGGGCTCAAGGAGCGGATCAAGATTCAGCAGCAGGACACGGTTACAACGACGGGAGCGGTGCAGGCGAAGAAGGAGCTTGGCAAGGCGAACAGCGGCGCAGCCATGGGCGTGTTGGCACTCTCTAACGCCTTCCAAGACGCCCAGTACGGCATGGCGGGGATGATTAATAACATCCCGATGATGGTTTCCGGGTTGGGACTGGGGATGGGTGTGGCTGGCGCGGTTCAAGCGGCGGCAGTCGGGGTGCAAATCCTCACGAAAAACTTTGATTTATTCGGGACTGAATTGGCTGCAGCATCAAAGGAAGCAACCGAAGCAGCAAACGAAGCAACCGCACTAGCAAACTCAACGCAACGGGCGGCGGACTCGGCGGCAGACGCGGCGAAGAAGTACGCGGAACTGAATGCGGCGCTCAAGAAAACGGAAGCCGATTACAAAGCTGTTTCCGCGGCATCCGATGACGCGATTGAGTCGGCAAAACGACTGCAAGACATTGAGACGAAGCGGGGCGACCTCCAATCAGAGCTTGCCATGGCTGAGATTGACGCAATGGCGGCGGGCGGACAAATCAGCAAAGATGACGCAGCGGCGAGGCGTGAGGGCGTGCGGGCGCAACGGGCAGCAAAGGCGGCGGCGCTTGAAGAAAAAGCAATGGCCGCAACAGTCAAAGCGGAAGAGGAACGAGCGGCGGCAGCGGAAGCAGCAGCTAAAGCCCAGAAGAAGATTCTCGAAACCAAGCTCACGGAAGAAGCGGCGGCAGGGATGATGACAAAGCAGCAGCGGGATGTTGCCCAAAAAGCGCTGGATGGGTTTGAGAAAGAGGCACTGGCGGCAACCAAAAGAGCGGAAGAATTACAGGCGAGGTACGACAGGGAAAAGGGAATGTCAGTCGCAACGTCAATCGGCGGCTATGCTCCCGCGTTTGAAAACACAACGTCAGGAAAGCAGGTCATGCAGGAACTTGAGCAAAAGAGGCAGATTGCTCAAGACAAACTGAATCAAGCTCAAGCGGTGAGGATTACATTGTCAAGAGACGCGGCGGCGGCGCAAAGGACTGGAGTCGTTGGTGGGCTTGAGGAATTCAACAAGCTGAGAGGGTCTACATCTGAACAGCTTTCCGTGTTTCAGCAGCAAGCAGCAGAGTCAAGACGGCGGGCCGGAATGGCCGGTGAGGATTTAGGACTTGCCCGCGAGACAACCGCAGTCCGATCACGCATCGCATCACTCACGCAATCAAGTGCCGCGGCAGCATCCGCCCAATCCGGCTACGGCATTGGGTTCACTGGCCCAATCCCACCGCAAGGCTTCGACGTTGACCAGAAGGAAGCCGCGAAAGCCGCGAAGGAGGCCGAAAGCGCCAACCGTTCAAACACCGCCGCAACCATCAAAATCATCCGCGCCCTCGCCGGGGAGTTGAAGCTGACAAAGGAGCAGCTTTCCGCCCTCACTGGCGTTGTTGACGACATCCGCACCACGAAATAACCATGCCCGGCACCACTTGGACAGCACAGATAGGAGCAGGGAGCGCCACGGCGTTCTCAACCCTCAAGATCACATCTTGCGTCGTCAACCTGCAAGCCGGGGGCGAGGACTCGGCGGAGCTTGCCTTTGCGCTTTCAGCCAGTGCAGCCGCTCCCGCGGACGAGAACGATGCCATCATCATCCGTGAGGGTGCCAATATCTATTTCAGGGGCTACGTCGTCCGGGTTGAGCCATTCGCAGACGGCGGGCGCGAGGGCTGGGGGATTCAATGCGCGGGGCTGTCCAGCAACCTCAACCGGATCACATACCGCCAACGCTACGCCATCGGGCCCGCGATGCCGACGCAGGCTTACGGGTACAAGACGCGGTGCCAGCTTGGGGTTGCCGACTCAGGCGCATTGCAGACCACCGCGCAGACGATCAGTGACGTCCTGACCTACGCCAGTACCGAAGCCTCCGGCGTGGCAACGGGCGCGATCCTGTCAGGTGTTTCCCTCACGGTCCCCTCGCAGGAGGTGGTGGACTCGACCTGCATGGAGTGCATCAAGACTCCAATGCGCTGGCATCCTGACTGTGTGTCATGGTTTGACCACGTCGCGAGCAACTACAACATCGCCAAACCATCGGCGCTCTCGACCATCACCAGAGCCGTCAGCGGCAACACTAGCGGGTGCAAGCTGATCCGACAAAAGCCACTGCGGCGGCGTCCAGTGCGGGGCGTTGTGTTCACTTTCGAGACGGTTAACACGGTGGATGGCGTGGAGTGGATTGACCTTACGGAGCAGACGGCGGGAGCGACTTCGGGCGTTGACGTTATCAGGCGCACCATCACCCTAAAGGGCACGGACACCGTCACGCAATCGCAGCAGGTGTTGACGGAAGATGTTCCAACATCCACGAGCGACCCCGACTTGTTCGATTGGGTGATTGCGCACTTCCCTGACATTGCGGAAACCAACCCCGTCACGGGCAATGCCACCGTGAAAAGCATTCAGCAGGTGGTGGACACCGCCAGCAAGGTTGGACTCGGGACGGTGCCGATTGTCAGCGGTTCGCCGCGGTATCCGAGGGAGCTTATCGGCGGATCAATTCCCCCGTGGCAGTCCGGTATCAGCGCCGCGCCAACCAAAATTACCATCGTCCTGAAATGGGACGGGACGGTTGGAAACGCCGCGTTTTACAAGCTCTTCGACAAGGAGACGGGACTCCTGACACTCACCCGCGAGTTCACGGGCACGGACGCAACGACAACCGTTTACCGCACCAGCGCATCAACCACGGGCGAAACCGCGCCAGAAGGGCTCGCGGCGGCGTATTACGACGCAATCAGCACGGAATCCCCGGCGGGGACGGTGGTGTTTGTCGGGGATGAGATTGACCGCACGCTTGTGCCAGGGAAGAAGCTGACGACGTCGGGGATTTTTACGCTGACGGGGGTGGTGATTCAGTCCGTGACTGCAGATATTTTCAGCGGGCGGACGACGGTGAATTTCGGGCCAATCAATCCGCGGATCAGTCCCGACGACTTCATCGCGTTACAGCGGGCAGGAGAGCGGGCGGTCAAGCCGAGCCTGACTCCGGGGTCGCTTCGGACATCGGGCGAGGTGACGGGTGCATCTAATGTGGAGGGGGCGGTAGCGGGACGGACTGGAAACTCAGTCCGCAGCACCGGGCAGAATCCGCAAAGGTACTACACCATCAATCAGGCAACAGCGACGACGGTGACGATCAATCCCGGCGTAGTCCTGACGCAGGTCATTGACCCGGACAGCCCGACGAACGACCCGCTGCCGACGTATTCCGCGCACACCATCACGGCTGAGTACGCCAGCCCGACCGCTACGGTGACGGACGGGTCGAAAATCTACCTCCGCCTGTCCTACATCGCGGGCACCTACACGAGTGAGGGGAGCCTTACTGGATCTACGTCGGTCAGCATCACGGGCGGCGCTGGCGGTTCGGGTGGTTCTGGCGGTTACGGTGGCGGTGGTGGCGGTGGCGGCAAGGGCGGCGGTGGTGGTGGCGGCGGTGCGGCCGGCAGCAATGGCGCGGATGGGTCAGCAGGGGGATCGCCAACCGGAGGGACTGGCGGCACCACGGGCGGCATTGGCGGACCCCCCGCAGGGTCCATCGGGGGCGCATACGCAGGGGGCAACGGCGGCGAAGGTGGAGACGGCGGCGCGGGGTCGGTGGGGCAACCGGGCGAATCCGGCGAGGCTGGCGAAAGCGTCAGCTTCACGCTCCCGACTGGCGCGACCCTCTCAACCTCATACTGGTTCTGCGACGAAGCCGACATCATCGTTTCCAACTCAGTCCCGTCCGACACGGCGACCAAGGGGCACGTTCTTCTGGCGAGCATCGCGATTACCGATGGGGTCATGAAGATTTCCCAACATACGGAGGGCGTGATTACGGCTCCAAGCGTGTTCCTGCCGTTCTTCGCATCCTGAGTAAAAAACACTTGCGCAACCCGCGGGGGGGTGTAGTTTCGTGGCGTTGGCAGTCGCCAGCGCAACCGAATCAAACCGAAACCATGAACGAAACCGAAAAACGCAAAGCCGCGATTGCGGC